GATAATGATAATTCTGCTATAAATGATACAATAGGTAGTATACAGTTTAAAGGTGATAATGTTGCTAATAATCCAGTTATCATGGGTGAGATTAAAACTAAGATAACAGACAATGCAACAGGAGTTGAAGACAGTGATGTTATTATAAGTAACATAGTTGAAGGTAATCTTACACCTCAACTAACTATATCAGCAACAGGTGTAACTGCACACGTAGGATTTACACATTCTGGTGATTTAACTGTAGGAGATGATTTAGTTTTAAATTCAGATAGTGCTCTTATTAGTTTAGGTGCAGGTGCTGACGCAACAATCACACACGATGGCACAACAGGTGTGACCATTGCAGCAAATCCAATTACACTTGATTCAGGTGGTGATATAGTTTTTGATGCAGACGATGCTGATATTATATTTAAAGATGGTGGCACAACGATTGCAAAGTTTACAAACAGTTCAAGTGATTTTGTTATTACATCAAGTGTTCAAGATAAAGACATATTGTTCAAAGGAGATGATAACGGAAGTCCTGTAACTGCATTAACGCTTGATATGTCAGAAGCAGGTAAAGCTACTTTTAATCAAGATGTGAATGTTCCGGGAGAAGTGCAAACAACTAAGATTGCATTCACAGATGGTGATGATGCAATGACAGTTGTAGACGGTGGCGATGTTACATTTGCAAATGATGTTACTATAACAAATGATGTAACAGTAACAGGTAGAGCAAAACCGGGAACAGCACCTTCTACTGCAAGTGCCACAAGTGGTACAGTTACGTTTGATTTAGCTGTAAATAATAACTTTACATTAACTGCATCAGGTGCTATTACTAGTTTAGGATTTGCTAATCAATCCAATGCTGTAGGTCAATCAGGAACAATTAAATTAGTACTAGGCAGTGCATACGCTATAACCCCAGCGGCTACAATTGCAATAAACGCAGATACATTAACTGCTATACAAGCGGCAGGAACTTATATGTTAACATATTTTGTTACTGCAGCATCAGGAAATGACAGCATATTTATTTCATCGTCAGGAGCATTAACTTAATGTCAATAATTAAAGGTTATGGTAGTGGAGATGCTACCAGTGGATTCTATACAAAAACGTTAGACGATTCTTTACGTTTTGATGAAGGACCAAATCAAACAACGATAGACAGTTCTTATCTAACAAGAGCAGCTGTTACTCCAACGAGTGCGTATAAGTGGACATTATCCGTTTGGATAAAACTAAGTTCTACTGATTCAAGAGGAATTCTTGCATCTGATGGTAATGAGGAGTCGCTAAAATTTGGTGGTAGTGGTTTGGTGTATAGACACGTTAGTGGTGGTGCTCTTAGGATTTCAGTACAAACAAATAACAAATTTCGGGATACTAGTAATTGGTATCATGTTGTTTGTGCAGTTGACCATTCTAACTCTACTACAAATGATAAAGTAATACTTTATGTTAACGGAGTTAGACAAACATCA